ACTTGTAAGGAATGGGAGAAAGTACCCTGGCAATGAGCACATAGGCTCTTTTGGCTGTGACCCTTACGACATATCAGGAACTGTTGGCGGAGGCTCATCTAACGGTGCGCTTCACGGGATGACTAAGATGCATATGGATGATGCACCAACCAATGAGTTCTTCTTAGAATATATAGCTAGGCCTCAGACAGCGGAGATGTTTTTCGAGGATGTGCTTATGGCTTGTGTATTCTATGGGATGCCAATACTTGTAGAGAACAATAAGCCGAGACTACTATATCATTTCAAGAACAGAGGGTATAGGTCATTCTCTATCAACAGGCCCGACAAACCCTCTAACAAGCTCTCTAAGACCGAGAAAGAGCTTGGGGGTATACCTAACTCATCTGAGGATGTAAAGCAGTCTCATGCGTCAGCTATAGAGTCTTACATAGAGAAGCATGTGGGGATAGATATGGACGGTTCTTTTAGAGAAGTTGGGGATATAGGCTCTATGTATTTTAATAACACCCTTTTGGACTGGGCTAAGTTTGATATAAACAATCGTACAAAGTACGATGCATCGATAAGTTCAGGGTTGGCTATTATGGCCAATCAAAAGCACCTTTATCAACCTCAAAAAGAAAGTTCAAAAATATCAATTAAATTTGCAAGATATAATAACAAGGGCAACACCAGTCAATTACGCCAATGAAAGAAGTTAATATTAACATAGTCAAGAGAACATTTCCGAGTCAATTTGTAACCGATGAAGAAAAGGCTCTCCCTGAATTTGGCTTAAAGGTTGGTCAGGCAATACAGCACGAGTGGTTTAGAAGAGACGGGGGGTCTTGTAGATTTTATAATCAATTAGGTCAGTATCATAAACTAAGATTGTACGCAAGAGGTGAGCAGCCTGTGGGTAAGTACAAGAACGAGCTAGCTATAGATGGAGACCTAAGCTATCTAAACCTAGACTGGACACCAGTGCCTATCATTCCTAAGTTCGTTGACATTGTGGTAAATGGAATGTCAAGTCGATACTTCGACGTAAAGGCATATGCTCAAGACCCCGTATCCTCTGAGAGAAGAAATCTTTTCAAGGATATGGTAGAGGCCGATATGGCTGCAAGAGAGCTTCTTTTACAAGTAAAGGAAGACTTTGGCGTTGAAACATTTAATATACCTGAGGAAGAGCTACCAGGAAGCGACGAGGAGCTATCAATCTATATGCAGTTAAATTATAAGCCTGCAGTGGAGATGACAGCAGAGGAGGCAATCAAGACTGTTATGCTCGATAATAATTACGAGGATACAAGAAAAAGACTTGACTACGACCTCACTGTGCTAGGTAAGGCTATCGTTAAGCATGAGTTTAATCCAGGCGATGGCGTTAGTATCAAGTATGTTGACCCTGCGAATGTGATACATAGCTACACTGAAGACCCACACTTCCAAGATTGTTTCTATTGGGGAGAGGTTAAGACCGTTCCTATTACGGAGCTAATAAAGATTAATCCGTCACTAGGCCCAGAGGACCTTGAAAAAATATCAAAGTACAGCCAAAGCTGGTATGACTATTACAATGTAACACAGTTCTACAATGACGATGTGTTCAAGAGAGACACAGCCACTTTACTGTATTTCAACTACAAGACAACCAACACATTCAAGTACAAAAAGAAAGTATCTGACAACGGCATCGAAAAAGTTATAGAGAAGCCATCTAGCTTCAACCCTCCACAGGAAATGGTAGATGAGGGTCGCTTTGAGGTTATCGAGAAAACTATTGATGTGTGGTATGAGGGGGTGATGGTTATGGGTACTGACATCGTGTTAAGATGGAATCTAATGCAGAATATGGTTAGGCCAAAGTCTGCCTCTCAGCATGCAATGCCAAACTATGTATGTGTAGCTCCAAGGCTCTATAAAGGGAATGTGGAGTCTTTGGTAAGAAGAATGATTCCTTTCGCTGACCTCATCCAGATTACACACCTCAAGCTTCAGCAGGTTATGAATCGAATGACTCCAGATGGGGTATTCATTGATGCTGATGGCCTTAACGAGGTAGACTTAGGAACAGGGGCGGCATACAATCCTGAAGATGCACTTAGGCTATACTTCCAGACAGGTTCTGTTGTTGGCCGCTCTTACACACAAGATGGAGAGTTCAACAATGCTAGAATTCCTATCCAACCTATTTCAGGTCACTCTGGGCAGGGCAAGATGTCTTCTCTGATAGGTAGCTACAACTATTACCTGGACATGATAAGAAGTGTTACGGGTCTCAATGAGGCTAGAGATGGCTCAACGCCTGACCCCAACGCACTTGTAGGTGTTCAGAAAATGGCGGCACTAAACTCTAACACTGCCACTAGGCATATCCTTGATGGTAGCTTATCTATTATCAAGAGGCTTTCAGAGAGCCTTATGCTAAGAATATCTGATATACTTGAATATGCTCCATTCAGAGAGGAGTTCGCAATGCAAATAGGTAAGCACAGTGTTTCTATGCTTGAAGACATTCAGGACTTATACCTAAGTGATTTTGGCATATTTATTAGCATCGCTCCAGATGAAGAGCAAAGAGCTATGTTGGAGCAGAACATACAAATAGCATTAAGCTCTGGAGACATCACTCTTGAGGATGCGATTGATATTCGAGAGATAAAGAATATTAAGCTAGCCAATCAGGTTATTAAAATCAGGAGAGCAGTTCGAGAGAAGAATAGACAGAATCCTGAAATCATGAAACTTCAGATGAATCAGCAGGGGCAAATGCAGTCACAGCAACTAGCAGGACAGATAGCTGCACAGAAAATGCAGGTTCAGTCTCAGTTGAACATGCAGGAGGAACAGGCTAAGCTGCAGCTTGAAATGCAGAAAATGCAAATGGAGGCTGAGGTTAAGAGTAAACTCATGGCTGAGCAGTTTGAGTATGATATGCAGCTCAAGGGCAAGGATGATGAAAACCTAAAGAGCAGAGATGATGCAAAGGAAAAGGCTAAAGACAAAAGAGTCGATAGACAGAACACTCAGCAGTCTCAGCTTATAGACCAAAGGAAGAAGGATTTACCACCAAAAGACTTTGAAAAGCAAAAGGAGGTTGATGAAACGCCACAGGCTCCCACTCCTGCGCAGTCAATGTTGTCCGCAATGAATCAAGCAGATGGCTTTGACTTCCGCCAATTCGGGCCTCGATAAAATATAGTATATTTGCAAAAATAAAATTAAATGGAAATTAAAGTAAAAGACTTAGGAGTTGTAGAAGAAAAATCCTCTCAACAAATTGAAGAGGAGCTTTTGAAGAAACATGAAGACCAGCAACAACAGGAAGCCGAACCAGTTGTCACTGTTCAAACTCCTGAGTTAAAAGAAGAAGATGTTCTTTCATATTTAGGAAAAAGATACGGCAAAGAGATAAACTCCTTTGATGAATTAAATTCTGAAAGGTCTAAAAGTGAAGAGTTGCCAGAGGATGTTGCTGCATACTACAAGTTCAAAAAAGAAACTGGCAGGGGTCTTGAAGACTTCGTGGAATACAGCAAAAAGGTAGAAGACATCCCTGAGGACGATTTACTGAAGAAGTATTATTTAGAGACCGAGGAGGGTCTAGATAATGAGGATGTGGATTTAATTATTTCTGATAGGTTTGATAATAGTCACGATACTTTAACAGACCATGAGAAAAAGAAAAGGAGCATAGATAAAAAAAGAGAATTAGCTAAGGCAAAGAAGTTTTTAGAGGATAAGAGGAATGAGTACTTCACTAAGCTTGAGTCAAGTGATGTGAGTCCTAAAACGGAAAAGCCTAGCGAACAGGATGAAATAGCGAATAACCTTCATAAAGAGTTCCTTAAAAGAACTGATGAAGTTTTCGGAAGCGATTTCAAAGGTTTTGATTTCAACGTCGATGAAAAATCATTCACTTATAGCCCTGGTGATACTAACGAGGTAAAAGAGCAGCAGTCATCTTTATCAAATTTCTTAGAAAGATATATTGGTAATGACGGCAAAATCAACGACCCCGCTGGCTATCACAAAGCCCTTTCAGTAGCGATGAACCCTGAGCGTTTCGCTAAGTTCTTCTACGAAAAAGGGAAAGCCGATGCAATTGAAACTGATGCAAAGAGAGCCAAGAACATTAATATGGAACCTCGGCAAGCTCCTAGCTTCAATCAAGGCAGCGGATTAAAGGTAAGGTCTGTTGGAAAACAGATTGGTAAAGGTTTAAAAATAAAAAGTATAAAATAACATGGCAGGTTCATTATCTGCTGCTGGCGTTAACTTACAACCCAGTGGCGAAAGAGTTGCTCTAGCGAGTAACTATCTTACATCATCAGATTTCAACTTCTTGAATCAGTATTTACCTGATACATATGAAGCTGAATTCGAACGGTATGGCAACAGAACAGTTGCTGCATTTTTAAGAATGGTTGGTGCAGAGATGCCAACTAATTCTGATTTAATCAAGTGGTCAGAGCACAGCAGACTTCACCCGAAGTATGTTAGCTGTACAACTCCTGCAAATGCTGGTGACGCAGTTGCAACATTCACAATTGCAGATACTGGCGTTACAGACGGAGCTATCAGAGTTGGACAAACAGTTATGATTTCTAGCAACACTGCTGGGTCAACTGCTTCCAACAAAGCGATTGTTACTGGCGTTTCAGCACTTAGCCCTTCTTCGGCAAATACAGTATCAGTTGCTTACTACGAGTCTGGAGGGCAAGCAATGGCTGCTGCTGAGGTTTGTACCATCTTCGTTTATGGTTCTGAGTTCGCAAAAGGTCAAACTGGAATGGTTGGAACTGTTGAGGCTGAGCCACAAATCTTTGATAACAGCCCAATTATCCTAAAAGACAAGTACTCCGTTAACGGTTCTGACTTGGCCCAAGTAGGATGGATTGAGGTTTCTACTGAGAATGGCGCATCAGGATATCTATGGTATCT